AGGTTACAATAGTCAAAAGGCTTTGGACACAGAGTTACGCGCACGTATAGATGCTCTTGCTCTTACTGTTCATCCTATGATGGCTATGGACGTTTCCCGTATGCCCCGTGGCGCACGTATGGAAGTAAAGCCAGGAAAAACCATCCTAACTAATGGGAATCCAAATGAGATTCTATCTCCTATGCGTTTCGGTAGTGTGGATAATGTTACCTTTAGTCAAGCTGACCAGCTTCAACGCATGGTACAGACAGCGACAGGAGCTATTGATAGTTCTGGTTTATCAGGTGCCATTAATGGGGATGCTGCCGCAGGTGCTATCTCTATGGGATTAGGTGCTATCATCAAGCGCCATAAGCGTACCCTGATTAATTTCCAAGAGAGTTTCCTGATACCTTTTGTACAGGCAGCAGCTTGGCGCTACATGCAGTATAATCCTGAAAAGTATCCTACTGCTGATTATAAGTTTATTACTACCAGTTCACTAGGCATCATTGCACGTGAATATGAAGTAACACAGTTAGTTCAGTTATTACAAACAATGTCACCTGATACTCCTATGTATCCTGAGTTAGTACAGTCTGTTGTGGATAACATGAACTTAGCTAATCGTGAAACTCTTATCGCTAAACTACAGGAGGCAAGTAAGCCTGACCCAGTTGCTCAAGCTGGTATGGAAGTTGAAGTCCAACAGAAGCAAGCTTATATCGCGGTACTTCAAGGACAGGCGCAGGAATCTCAGGCTAGGGTAGCCAAAATATCTACCGAGACTGAACTCTTACCTATGGAAGCTGAGACTGCACGACTTAAAGTACTTACTACTAACATCGAACAAGGTGATGAGGATGAAAAAGAGTTCGTCAAACGCGCTAAAGTAGCCGAGTTAGTATTAAAAGAACGTGAAATCGTTAGTAAAGAAGCAATTGTTAATAAGCAAATGCAAGATTAATAAAAATAATACTTGACTTTCTATAGGTTTTATGTTATAGTTCATCCCAATTAACCGCGTCCTAGCATAGGAGAAACGCAATGTCAACAGAAACAGACAACGAGTTAGAGAAATATTACGAATCATTGATTGATGTTTTTCTAACCGAGGGATGGAAAGTCTTACTAGAGGATTTTGAAGACTCCGCAGAGAGCCTAAGAGATTTAGTCACATGTAAGACTGAAAAAGAATTACACTTCAGGCAAGGTCAACTTGATATCATTGGAAAGCTACTACGCTTTGAAGATGGTATCAGGAACTCCTACGAGGATTTCATTAATGATTCGCGTATTTGATTTTGAATGTAGTGAATGCGGTAGCATTGAAGAGAAGTTCATACACTCCGATGTTCGGACAAGCGTATGCTCTACATGCAACCAACAATCCAATCGACTAATCGCTTCACCCAGAAGTAAGTTAGATCCCCACTCAGGAGACTTTGCAGGGGCTACAATCAAATGGGCAAAGCAACGCCAAAAACAGATTGAGATTGAACGAAAGAACCAATGAGACTTCTATTGAAGCAACCTCATAATATTATTCCACAATACTAAAGATAGTACGGAGCACACATGGCAGAGTTTTTAGATGGCAACCAAGAGCCTCAACTAGCAGATAACGAGGAATATCAAACCCTCGAAGAGAGTCTTTCTACAACCCCCGAAACTGATTCGGATAAAGGTGAGGAAGAACAAGTCCCTGCAAAGTATCAGGGTAAGTCTGCTGCGGAGTTAATCCAAATGCACCAAGAAGCTGAGAAGCTGGCAGGGCGACAGGGTAATGAAGTAGGTGAGTTGAGAAAGCTGGTAGATGACTTTATCACACATAAGTCAGCCCCTAAAGAAACCGAAGAGGAAGTTGTTAGTGACATTGATTTTTTAGAAAATCCTAATGAAGCTCTCAATAAGAAATTAGAAAGCCATCCTGCACTCAAAGCAGCACGGGAAGCTAATAAGAAACTAGATCGTCTTGAATCTCGTGACGCTATTTTCGCAGCTCATCCTGATGCAATGGATATTGTTCATAACGAACAGTTCCAAGAGTGGGTAGGAAAGTCTCAAGCGCGGACTAAGAAGCTACAACGAGCAGATGCTGATTTTGATTTTGAAGCAGCAGATGATTTGTTTACTTCTTGGAAAGAGCAACAAGAACTAGTAGCACAGGCTAAGGCTGCTTCTGAGGGTGAACGTAAGCGTTCCCTTAAAAGTGGTAGCAATGGTACAGCGCGTGGTTCTGGTGAGGCAGCTACTAAGAAGTTCCTTAAGCGGTCTGAGATATTACATATGATGCAACACGAACCTGAACGCTACCTAGCTAATAATGACGTTATTATGAAAGCGTATGCTGAAGGTAGGGTTCGATAATCTTTTATTATTAGGAAACTATTATGACTACTTCTACTTATCCCGCTACAGGCGGTGCAACAAACACTACTACAGCAGCTAACTTTATCCCTGATATTTGGAGTGACGAAATCGTTGCTGCTTATAAAAAGGAATTGGTAATTGCTAACCTAGTAAACAAAATGCCAATGTCAGGCAAGAAGGGTGATCAAATCTTCATCCCTACTCCTAACCGTGGCGTAGCCCATGCGAAAGCTGCTGGCACTGCTGTAACCATTCAGAATGATACTGCTGGTAAAATCACCATCGGTATTGATAAGCATTTTGAATACTCTCAGTTGATTGAGGACATTGCTGACATTCAAGCTCAAGCTTCTATGCGTAAGTTCTACACTGGTGATGCTGGTTATGCTCTAGCCAAGAAAGTTGAAGATGATATCTTTGCACTTGGTAAGTCTGCTAATGGCGGCAACGGCACTACTTGGGCTAAAGCTCAAGAAATGGCTGCTGATGGTACATTGTCTGACTACGATAGCAATGGTGGCGCTGCATTTAACGATGCTGGTTTCCGTAACCTAGTACAGCACTTGGATGATCTTGACGTACCTATGGATGGTCGTTCATTGATCCTTCCTCCATCTGCTCGTAATGCTATTATGGGTATTGATCGTTATACTTCTTCTGACTTCGTAAGTGGCCAGACTGTTGTTAACGGCAAGATTGGTAACTTGTATGGTGTGGATATCTACATCAGTAACAACTGCCCAGTTGATGGTAATTACAAGCTTGGTTTGTTCATGCATAAGGATGCTTTTGTATTCGCTGAACAGCTAGGTGTTCGTTCACAGACCCAGTACAAGCAAGAGTTCTTGGCTGATCTATTCACTGCTGATACTATCTATGGTACTGGCGTGTTACGTGACGATTCGGCTGTCGCTGTTGCGCTTCCTGCGTAAACACATTAGGCTAGAATTTTAGCCTTCTCAAGGGGAACTGCTTAGACTTCTAGGGAGTTCCCCTTTCTTTTACTTAAAGGAAATTTTACTCATGGCTACACTAGGTGAATTAAGAAAGAAGCTTGCAAAGCTCAAGAAAGAGGGTGCATCTACTCAGACTAAAGGTCGGGTACAATATCAGATTAATCAACTGTTAAAGAAGACAGGAGAGAATTCAGGCAAGGTTATTCGTTCAGGTAACGGAAGCATAATCAAAAGTTCTTCTGGTGCTGCTGTACGACAGAAAGCTAACAAAGCTAAACCTAAACCTAAACCTAAAGCTAAGTCTAAAACTACTGGGCCTTCTAAGCGTCCTAACGTAGGCAAGAATAAGGCGAAGACATCTAGCTCTACTGGGCCTTCTACACGTCCTAACGTAGGCAAGAATAAGGTGAAGACATACGCAGCCCCACATGCAAAAATAACAAAAGTACCTTATGGTTCCACGGGTACAGGGACTTCTAAGCTTGATCTTAATAGGAACATGGACTTCTCTAACATCCCTCGCATTAAAGGAATACTACCACCTGCAGCCCAGCGGACACATCGTGAACAGATAGAAGCATTCCGCCGGAAATACAAGCTTAACTAAGGAACTACTATGGGAATCTATCGAGGCACAGGTGGTACGGGCGACTCTACCACTGATGCTACAATTACAGAAGTAACACAACAAGCGGTTAACGCTGCTACGTCGGCTACTGATGCAGCTAGTAGTGCCTCGTCAGCTTCCTCTTCTGCGTCTGGGGCAGCTACATCAGCTACGTCAGCAGCTTCCAGCGCATCCTTAGCAGCAACTAAAGCAACTACTGCAACTACTAATGCAATCAACGCAGCTCTCAGTGAAACTGCTGCGGAGCTTTCAGAAACTAACTCAGCAACAAGTGAGACTAATGCAGCATCATCAGCAACTAACGCCGCTTCAAGTGCGACTACTGCTTCAACAGCAGCATCAAATGCAAGCACATCAGAAACTAATGCCGCTACGTCAGCGTCTACGGCAACTACTCAAGCAAGTACAGCAACGACTCAAGCAACTACAGCAACTACTCAAGCCTCAGCAGCAGCAGTAAGTGCAGCAGCAGCTCAGTCTAGCGAAGACGATGCAGCTACCTCTGAAACCAATGCAGCTACCTCAGCAACAGCAGCAGCTACATCAGCAACAGCTAGTGCCTCTAGCGCCACATCAAGTGCCTCCAGTGCGAGTACGGCTACTACACAGGCAGGCATAGCAA